GCTGTGCTCGATCGCGTAGATCTCGCCATCGATGATATGGGTGGTCCCTTTGTCTATCCCGACCGTGGAGCCAGGCAGGATAAGGCGCGACATGCTGTTGCCGGCGACGGTAGCAGCCATCGCATTGACCGGCTCTACCCCGGCATCTCTTAACGTAGATCGTGAAAGTCTGATGCATCGCCCTGGAATGGCCTGGACTGATGTAGCTCCATTGCCCGCAGAAATCTCTACTTCCTTATACAAGGGCACTTCTACCTCCTCACTCTCCAATGGCGTGTCGCTACCCCAAGGTGAAATCTCCCCTATCAGATGCAACTCGCTCTCCCGGGCTATCGGCATCTGGATCACATTGTTTAGCTCGGAGTGACCGACGGTATCATGCACCTGGTCAAGCCATCCGTGCGGCAACAGCTCAGCCATCTCCACTCGGCGAGCCATGACGTCACCCACGCTGCGAGTAGCATTCTCCGACAGCATCTGGCTCAAGTAGGAGGGGGACGTACCCCACAGCTCCGCACACACAGCCTTAGACCGACCCTTCAAAAGGGCGATCATATTTGTTCGGCGAATCGATTTAATATCCATGCGCCCAAGATTACAGCCCGGCGCTAACTTTGAAATATACAAGTGGCTAAACTCCTGCTTGCCTTAAGTTTAGCGGTGCGCTAAATTCTCCTCGTACTCAAAGGAGAATTCCCATGTCCACCCAAGTCCGAGACTGGCTAAACAGCCATACAGACGATGAGCGAACCGCCTTGGCGGACTCCGCCGGCACGTCTGTGGGTTACCTCTGGCAGCTCGCCGGTGGCCATAGAAAGGCATCCGTAGAGCTCGCCGCTCGCCTCAACAAGAGCAGCAAAGGCGCCCTCACTCTCAAGGGTATGCGCCCCGACCTTAGCGAACTTCTTTCTCAGCCCAAGCGCCGCCGCAACGCTGCCTAAATAGTTTTTCAACCACGCAAGGAACCACCTATGTACGACAACAACCGTCACCTGAAGGACCGAGAAATAAAGTCTCGTTACGACGATGAGACATACGAGGCGCTGAAAGCGCTAGCCAGGCTCCACAAATTGCAACTCGCCGTGTTCGTACGAATGTGCGTCGAAGAGAAGCTGGAAAGCATCGTTGAACGGGATGTTACCTCTCATCGCACATCGGCCTGAAGGCCCTAAAGGAGGCCTTTGTGCCTGAAACCACGATATGCCATGGCATTGATGGGGATCTCTACGAAAAGCTTGAGCGGTTGGCAGAACAGGAAGGAATTACGCCAGAGGAATACGCAGCCAAGCTTGGTAAAGAATCGCTCATTGAAAGGTCCAGGCCAAAAGGAGCCCGAAAGATTCGGCTTCTTCCAGTAGTAAAACGAGACCCTAGCGTGGACTCAAGAGGCCCTCAAAAGGGCAGGCGAGGGACTGATGAGACCCATGACTAGACCAACCACCAAATCGCAGACGAAAAAAAACCGGGGCGCAATCCCGGTTTCCTTCGTTGCATTTGAAACAACTCTGTGAGGCCAATTATGCATACCTCTAACCAAGATGTACAGGGCCTGAATAAGTCTGCGACACGTTTTGTTGAACCTGAAAACGTGTCGCGCACTGATACAGAACAACTACCTTCCGCCGATCACCAGCGCCGCACCTCCTCCAACTCACAGGGGGCGGCATGATGGCCAGAGCACGCAACATCAAACCGGGATTCTTCACCAATGAAGTCCTGGCAGAACTTCCTCCTTTTGATCGACTTCTGTTCATCGGTCTGTGGTGCCTTGCTGACCGTGAAGGCCGACTTGAAGAGCGCCCCAAGCGCATCAAGATGGAGTTGTTCCCATGCGACTCCTACGACGTCCCGTCGGGCCTTGATTCCCTTGCAGCCAACGGCTTCGTTGAGCGCTACCAGGTTGGCGAGCTGTCAATAGTCGAGATACTCAGCTTTCAGAAACATCAGCGCCCACACGGGACCGAGAAGGATAGCGTCCTGCCAGACAAGAACGGCTTTCTGACCATTAATGACAGGAAGGCCAACGGTGTTGTTACCGGAACTGCGAGGCGCGTCCACGTTGACTCAACTGATCTTAACGTTAGTAAACAGTTATCTAACGTTAATCCACCGTTAGATAACGCCCTGATACCTGATCCACTGATACCTGAAGAACACAACACACTAGGCGCGGGTGTTGAAACTTCGATCGACCCAAAGTCTCCAAGCGAGATGACCCTTGAGTGGCAGCCTGACGAGAAGCTGCTGAAGGCCTACGCCTTGCGTATGGCTTTGCCTGTCAGCGCCTTTACGGACGAAGCCACGGCATCATTCGTTTGCCACTACTCGGCATCTGGACGCTTCGAGACTCAGGCGTCTTGGGTGAGCTTGCTGGTGAAGTGGGTGAAGCGTGATTTCGCATCTGTCAGTAACGTTCGCCAATTCCCTGTTCGCCGTCAGAGCGCCGAGCCTGACTTCGACAGCACCGCATGGGCCGAAGGGCTTGTGGTGGGCCCATGAAGCCAGTCAATCAGCTCATGGCAACCATGGGCAACCTGCCGGCCGTAGATCGTCCTGATCCGCTGCCAGTAACTCCACAGACGGCCGAAGTGGTGAACGATCTGTTCCGCCGACTGCGAGGGATCTTTCCGGCGTGGCGCCAGGCTTGGCCATCGACTGAGGCGCTGGACGCTGCCAAGGCCGAGTGGATCAAGGAATTCGCTGCCGTCGGTATCCGCACCCTGGAGCAGATCGAGTTCGGCGTTCAGAAGTGCCGGAAGATGAGCAAGCCGTTCGCACCGAGCGTTGGTGAGTTCATCGCGATGTGTACGCCTGGGCCGGAAGACTTCGGCATGCCGACCGCGGCGGATGCGTGGATGGAAGCTTTGATCGGCGCCTACAGCCACGAAGGCGTCCGCATCGCTGCCAACGAAACCGGGATCTTCGATCTGCGCTCGGCCAAGCAGGAAGACAAGTCGCTTCGGGCTCGCTTCGACCGGGCCTACGCGATCGTCATTCGCCGCGCTCAGGAAGGCCAGCCGCTCGACGGGAAGATCCTCGCCGGCATCGGCCACGACAGCCAGAAGACCGCCTTCGAATTGGCCAATGAACTGGCCGACCAACAAACCCAAGCACGAATCATCCAGCAAGGCATTCCGGCCGACGGCAAGTCAGCCCGCGCATTGCTGCTCGCGAAATTCGGCAAGAACAAGGATCAGGAGCTTTCCCAATGACCGACAAGAATCGACAGGCGTTCGAAACGTACTTCCGTGGCTGCGCTATCGCCAACGGGAAGGATGAGGCCTGGATCTCCAAGAACCTTGAGCGCGCAGAAGACGGCACCTACATGCGCGCCCCGGCCTATGACGGCTGGTGCTACTGGATGGCCGCGAAGGATTTCCAGCCAGTCGATCCGCAAAGCAAGCCGGCTACTGCGCGGAATCTCTGTGCGTATTACTACAGCTTCGAGCCGACTGGTTGCGACCTGATCGACGCAGTTCTCGAGTCAGTGGCGAATGCTGGTAGCGGCTATCACCACACTGAAGACTGGCGCGAAGAGTACGACGATGGCAGTTCGCCGCTGAGCAACATGCAGAAAGCTGCCGACGTAGCTGCCGCTGAAGTGAAGTCGCTGATCACTGCGCTGAACGAGATCCTGCGCGTAACCCCGATGGGCGTCGAAGCATTCGGCATTGCTGCACTGGTGCTGGGCGAGCTGGGCGTGAGCAAGGAGCCTTCCAATGGTTGATATCGCTGATCTTGCCGACGAGGCAATCGAAGAGTCCCTCAATAGGGCCATCGCCCAGATCCCCCGTTACACCGGCATCAGCGCCTTTGAATGCGAGTGCGGCGAGGAGATCCCCGAGGGCCGTCGCAATGCGGTCAAGGGCGTGAAGCTTTGCGTGAGTTGTGCTGAGCGTGAAGCGCTGGTGGAGCAGGGAGTGAGACGGCTATGAGCAAGTACGACGACGTTCTCAAGCCATTCGCGCAGATGATGGAGAAAGAGCTGCACGCCAATGCAGGAAAAGGTGATCGACCGGGCTGGCTTTCCATGTCAACGGATACCTGTCTGCTGGAAATCATCTACCACTTCGGCAAGTTGCAAGCTTCTGTGAAGCGAGGTGACATCGAAGGCATCACCGAGTACGCGGCGGATGTGGCCAACATGTCGATGATGCTGGTGGATATTTGCGGTGCTCTTCCTGCGCAAGAACAGGATAACTCCGAGACTGACCAGCTCAAGGCCGAGAACGAGTCCTTGCGTCAGTCTGGCGCCAAGTGGAAGCAGGGAAGCCTTGATGGCACCGCTGATGTCTACAGGCTTTCCTGCGAACTGGCCCAGCGCACTGGAGAGGTTCGCGAGCTCGCTGGCGTAGTGGACGACTTGTGCGCACTGACCAAGCGATTCGTCCAACACCTCAGCAAGGCCGCGCCGGGCAACGACTTGTCAGAAAAAGCACTGGACTACTTGACCCGCAAAGGCCTGCAAGGTTGTCCAATGCGCGCCCGAATCGAGGGCGCCAGCCATGACTGACAAAATCAGCGTGAACAGCTCCAGCAAACTCACCGAAGCCATCGGCATGCTCACCGCCATGTTCCGCGAGAAGAAGTTCGTGGTGGTGTCGTTGCGCCCGGGCAAGGACAGAACGCTCGACCAGAACGCACTGTGGTTCGCCTTCTACAAGCGAATCGCCGAGATGACGCAGATCGGTGATGCCACTGATGCACGCAAGCACTGCAAGCTTCACTTCGGCGTGCAGATCCTGCTGAACGATGATCCTGAGTTTCAGGAAGCCTGGTACCGGGTGATGCGTCACCTCCCGTACGAAGAGAAGCTGGCCATGATGGGTGACTGCAAGCTGTTCGGCCCGGACGGCTTCCCGGTGACCAGCCTGTTCAACCGTGCGCAGGGTATCGCCTACACCGATCGCATTGTTGATGACTTCACGGCCAAGGGCGTGTTCTTCGGCGACCTGCTGAGCAAGGAGGCCGCATGAGCAATCAATTCAAACCTGGCGATCTGGCGCTGGTCATCAACCACACTTTTCCGCCTGTAATCGGTACGTGCGTCGAACTGATCAGTCGCCACTTCGTGGGCCCAGTTGATCGCAAGGACCCCATGGACCCTGGCGTCTATGAACAGGAGGGCGGGGAGCCGGTATGGGTCGTCAGCGAGGATAAGGCCATTGTTTGGGAGAAGTGGTTGATGCCACTTCGCGGTGACTTAGCCCCAGAGC